AACTATTCCAACTTCATAATTTCTATTACTATGTAGACTTTTGTTGTTTCCTTGATTAATAAAATCAGCGTCTGCTGCTGTAATTTTAAAATAACCGTAAAGTTTTGTGGTATTAGTAGTAGTTTCTTTATACTGCATAGCAGGAAACTGTAGTTGTATAATATTACTTCCAGGGGATGATGTTATTAATATTCCTTGATCTATGCCTGTTATTCCACTTTCTTCTTTTTGCCAAGCGTAAGGTCCGCTATCCGTTGGAGAAGCTGTCACACTGCAATTAAACTGATCTGTTAAAGTAGAGCCATTAGCGCAATTTGCAACTGTTTGTATATACGTTCCTTCTGAGCCTATTCTAGATTTAAAAAAATCAGATGTTGCTAATGCATTTACGTCAGCATAGTCCTGATCTAATGTTATTTCAAAATTAATAGTTGTAGATGGCTGTGGAGTTGGAATAACAGATCCAGCTGGTCCATCATATTCTCTTCCATTATAAACAAAACTTAATGACAAAAATCCTCCTTGTTTTAATCCATTTGCTAATACTTCTGTAAAATCAATAGTAGCGGCAGAATCATCACCGTCTTCACTTGAAGATGGATTTATTGTATATTGTATACCATCTACCTTTGTGGTAGGTAATTCAAAATTTAAAATATCTTTAGTTACTAAAGATGTGCTATAATTTAGTTGATTATTAACGTTATATCCATCTACATAATTGCCGTATATTAATCTATTAGCCATTACTGTTTGAGCTTTGGCTTTTCTAGGAACATTGTCGTAAAGTCTAGATAACTCTGACGACCCTAAAACAGTAAATATTTTACTATTCTGAAATTGTTGTGTTACAATTTGATTATCACCCCATCCTTGAGTGCCTTTTTTAAATTTATCTATAACATTAATTACTGTGCTGTCTGCAAATTTAAAACATATGTCTATTGCCTTTACTTCTATAGGGCCTGTGTTAATAGAAACTTCAACTGTATTGAAAATATTTAACATACCTTCATTAGTGTAGTCATCTACATTTAAACTAAAAGCTCCAGGGACAAATGCTATATCTGTAAATTGAGACAAAGCACTATATTCATCATCTTGATATTGATATCTATAAGCAAAGCTTACCATTCTAGATTCTAAATAGTTCTCTTCCGTTCCTGAATTAAGCAAAACATACGTTGGCGGTGCCACCGGAGGTCTTACTATTACGTTTATTAAATCGTTTGTTAAAACATCTATATCATTTACTGGAGTTGGGTAAGATCTAGTTACATTTATTTTTCTAGGTGGATTATTGTCGTCTGTAAAAAACAGCAAATCTCCTATCTTATTAATTCCAGTTATTATGTTCGTTGTACTAAAGTTTAGTACACTAGTAGAAATAACATGATAAGTCAAGTTGTTGTTACTAATATCAAACGATACTATTAAGTCTACTTTGTTTGTTACTGATGATTGTCCGTTAGCTGGATCATGTAAGAACCAATACAATGTTTCGTTAGCGCCATCCTCAAACGCACCTATACATACTGCGCTTGGAGAAAGTATTTGATCTTGAAATAAAGGAGTTGCTAATAACGAGTTACCTTTTGAGTTTTCTACAGAACCTATTTCTGTAGTTTCGGTTGAACCTAATCGCACATTCATTGCGTCTACGTACTCTCCAGCTGGTAAAAGTCTTTCGTCGACAGACTTATTCATTCTGCCTTTAGTAAAATTACTGTATGTTATCATTTAAGCCACTTGTCTTGGCCTCTAAGATTCATTAAAAGTCTACCTGGGTGTATATCACTCAAACGAATTTTTGCATTTCTTAAAAGCGCTGATTTATCTTTTCTTGCTCTGTTAACTATATATTCTTGTACGCCAAATTTAGAATTTAAAATTACAAATTTAATGTAAGCATATATATAATCTTCAAACATTTTATTTACAGTAACTGATGAATCGTTACCATTTTCCATTCCGTCAGAAACATATTCTATAATACATAATTGATTTGCCATTCCAGAACTGAAGTTTATAACGCCCGCTTTTTTGTCTATTTTGTATGTTGGATTAGAATTTGCTGTCTCTGTGTTTAATCCAAATCTAGCGCCAACACCATAATCAAAATACCAACAACCATCTACATTCCATCCATACCTACCGTCATACGGACTAGAAGGATTTAAATAAATAGATTTTTTTGTTCCCGCTATTCTATCTGCATCTAACTGAGAAAACTCTGCTTGCAAAACATTTCCATCTTGATCAAATAAAACCTTACAATTGTTATCTTGAAGATAACTAGAAGCCCAATTAGTTTGTATATTTTCTGTTAATGGGTATAGCATACCACCTTTATATAATGATATTCTAACGTAATTAACGTAATCAGGCGGTAATATAAACCTTAAGTTGTTGCAAACATCTAACTCTAATATTTTTATTTCTTTAAACGCATCATAATTTAATTCTTGTATTGCTCGTTTTGCATGAAATAAAACTTGATATCTTTCTATGTTATTTAAAAGCTCATTGTTTCCAACATACATCAACATAAAGTTATTTACAATATCCTCTAATGATACGTATTGATAGCTTCCCCAGTTAGCATTTTGTGGTGCTGTTCCTGAATTTTCATAATACTGATATCCTGTTAAATAAGCCATAATTAATTTTCTTGTTTATTTTCTTCTGCTTCTTGTGCTGAACCAAATCTAGATACGGCTGTTTCTCTTATAGACAAACCAGCGTACTCTAAAATTTTATTTATTATCATAGGCTCATCTGAGTCTGGTAATTCAAAATCTTGAAAATCTGCAGCATTAGGATTAAATAAAGGTTCGCCTCCTGTTAACTGAGTATACGTCCATTTTGGTGGTCTAGGATATCTCACGTATTGAGTTTTGATATCTGCAGCACCAGTTATGGAACTTGGATAAACTGTTATTGTGTTTCCTAATAGTGTCGATGTTGCTCCTCCTAAAACATACGCTGGGTAACTAGTAGTTGGTGCGGTTAAGTTAGAATTTGTTAATCTGAATATTTTGTTTTGTGTTACTCTTTCTACTTCTTTTATATTTGTATTTGAGTATATAGAGAAATTTTCTCCTGTTGCCATTATGTTTGCGCTTAAACTCAATTGAGTTGCACTATCAACTGCAACTACATAAGCTTGAGTGGTGTCAGTTGTGTTAACAACTATACTTCCCACTAAAACAGTGCTTGTAAAGCTAGCGGTAGAATCAATTAATTTAAATGCAGTTGTAGCTCCATCTGTAGAACCAGAATCTAGTAATGTTGAATAATAAAATATTTTATCGATAAGATAATAATCAACGGGAAGGTTGTATGTGTTCGCCACTCCAACTTGAGTTAAAAATGTTTCTACTGAAAAACTATCTATTACTTCAATTAATCCTTTTGTAATATCTGCATATCCTGACCCTGACAACCTTTTATTTTCTTTTACTATCTGACTATTATATAAATAAAAATAATCTTCAAATAAATCCATTTGCGCTTGTTCGGCAAAAAGATTGAAGTCAGACGGAGATATGTATCCGTAGTTGTTTTTATTGATTATAGATAAAACTGAATTTCTAACAGAGTTAATCATTGCATTTTGTTTTACACAAAGATAAGCAAAAAAAAAGCACCCTATTTTTTATAGGATGCTTTATCTTGTTTAGTTAGTTTTATACTTTAGCTATACCTAAAATTAAGCTTGATGGTAACCATCCGCTATATTTAACATGTGGCCATGGTTGTATTAAAGATTGATTTACTGATTCTTGAAATCCATCTCTTACAGCTTCATTACCAGCCGCTACTGCTGCGTGAGTAATTTTAACTGATATACCACTTGGTCCGCAATACTGAATATTAACTTCGCTATTAATAGGGTCAGCTGATGCGTTTTCAATAATGACAACTCCATTTGTAGCTACCAATTGATTGTTAGATACACTTGAGGAATAGATAATATAGTTTTTACCTGTATTTAAACCCGTTCCTACTGCAGCTCCAATAGCTACTAATGATAAAGTATTAGCATTCACAACCGTAGCAACCGTATACATTCTATCATCAGAAGTGTCATGTACAACATCTCCAACGTTAACTACACCACCTGTAAAGGTAGCAGCGCCATCTTGTAACTCAAGGTTACCTGTTTCGTCTACTGTTGTTGTTCCACTTGCGACTGTACTTTGTACTGGAACTTCAACATACTTTTGCATAGAACTATACATTAGGCGATAGATATTCCGCTAACCGCAGAGCTTGGTGCATAATCATATATAACTGCTGTCCACCCAGTCGCAAGGGCTGCAATCATAACGTTTTGTACTTCATCTCTCATTGCTTCACTCCCTGCTGCAATTGCTGCGTGTGTGATAGTCACAACTTTACCTGATCCGTAAGATAAGCTAACTGTTGTTGTAGAAGCTTGTTCTACTAATTTTACGTCCAGTACTGAAACAATTTGTTTTTGTTCATTAGTAACTGGAATGTTTAAAAATTTTTCCATAATAATAATATAATTTATGTGTTAATAAAGTACAAAGGTAAACTATTTTTTCATTTTATTCTCAAGCAACTTTAAAGACTCTATACCTTCATCTGATTGCAAGTAAGATGCTATAATATAGTTAGGATCTTCTCCAAAAGGAATAGTTAGCATTTTGCTTTTGTTTTGTTTTAAATTAAAATAAACGTCTTTGTTTTTGTTTCGTAATGATAATAAGCTAGCGCTAAAAAATCTTACTACTTTGTCTTGCAACTCTAACATTGGATCGTTTACTAAATTTATAAAATCCTTTGGCTCTTTTTTTGCGTAAATTAAAACATCTCTTTTAAGTTCAGGAGTTGTCATTTTTTCTACTTTCACACCATATAAAACTCTAGCAATACTTTCAAGTTTTGTTAAAGTTAAATCTCTAGCTAATAATTGAGCGTCTAATTCAAAGTTCATTACATCAAACTCTTCTGTAGCATCTCTTTCATTATTTACTTCGTCAAATATTTCTCCGTTACCTGGATGATAATTTAAAAAAGATTGTAAAACTGGATTAGTTTTAGGCACTCTTAAAAACCCTTCTTCGAATAATATAGGTTCTATAATTGCATTACCATCTTGTTCATCCTCGAAAGGTGATTGTTGGTTTCTAGCATATCTTAAAGGTTTGTTGGCTTCGCCGTCAAAGTAAAGAAGGGGAGACCTTCTTGTGTTTCTAGATGACAGCATGTACGTTAAAGGTGCTGAAGATCTTTTAAGTACATATACCTTGTCTTCAGACACATTTTTTTTTGTGTTTTTCATTTGATAAAATTTAAATTTAAAATTAATAAAAAGGGGAGAAATTAATCTCCCCTATTTAAGTTACTTAGTTATTATGCTTCTTGAAATAAGAAGAAGTTATTTGCACCTAAAGTACAAAGCGCTCTTTCTGATAAGAAGTTAACTTGCATTACATCTGTTCCGATAGTTGCTGCACCTCCAGCACCACCTGTAATCCATGTTTTGTATCTTCTATCTTCAGTTTCAGATGCTCTATATCTTACGTGTAAGAACGGTCTCTTAGCGTTTTTACCTAAGATTTGATCATATACAGTAGTTGAACCAGCAGGTACTAATACACCGTTGATTTTTCCACCTACTAGACCACCTCTCATACTAACGTCGTTTAGATATTTCCAATCTGTTTTATAGAAATCATAACCTCTTTTGAATCCTGAGAATCCAAGATTTAAAGCCATGTCCTGATCGTTATCAAATAAACCATAAGAAGTACCACCTGCTCCATAAGAGTTTTGTGCCGCTAACATATCGTCCATATCAAAAGAAAATTCTCTGTTACAGAAAATTACATTTTCTTCAATAGATCCTTGTCTGTCTAAACGTTGAATAACTGCATCAAAATCTGATAATGTAGTTGGGTTTCCACCTCCGTACACGTTACCTCTTTGTCCAAGAACATAGAATAATCCTTCAGAACCTTTGTTTCCTGTTCCTGAAGCTACTCCTGCAGCAATTGCAGCAGCACCTGAATTAGCTTCAGCTGGTACAGCTTCCACCATTGCAGTTTCTAAATAATCCTCAAATCTTAATCTAGTTTCGTGTTCAGATTTTAAATACCATAGGTATCCTGATGCTCCATTTTCAGTAGTAACTTCAATCCATCCGATTTGCGCCATATCAGAACCTGATACTTCGTATAAATCTTTGATGATAATTGGGCTATTGCTAAATATTTCGTCGTCAGCTTCTAAAGAGTTTTGCATTGCTACAGAACCTTTTTGAAATTCACTACCATAAATAAATACAGATACTACATCTGCAGCTCCAAAAGTTTGTCCTCCAGCTTCATAATACGCTACATCAAACGTTGCGTTAGCGTAATCAACAGCAGTTACAATACCTTTATTAGATAGTGTTGATCCTGCTGCATTGTTTGAAAGCATAACTGTTTGTCCTACTCTT